GAGCGTTTTGAATCTCGTCGTTTGGGCGCTTTCGCGTTCAAAGTTCTCAATGGAATGAGGTATATGTTCGGGGGACATAATGTTCGCTGATGCACTCAAATGGATTGCAATACCCTTTGTGGTATCCACGATATATTTCGGGTTACGAAAAGGTGAAAATGATTACTACGACTCAGATGACTACGATGGAAACGGAACCGCTCACTAGACGCATTGTTATCTTCGGCGCTGCTGGAGATCTATGTAAAAAGAAACTTATTCCAGCACTCTATGAGTTATGGAAAAAGGAACTTCTTCCAAAAGATATTTTGATTGTTGGAGCATCTCGTAGAGATCTTCCTAAAGATGTTTGGTTAGAAAAACTTGGAGATTATCCTCAAGAGTTTACTGTCTGGTTAGATTTCGTTTCTTGCGATCTTGACTGCCAAGAGAGTCTGATGAAGCTCCATGACGATAGTGCAGACACTACTTATTTCTTATCTGTTCCCCCAGAAAGGTATGAAAATGCAATTATCAATCTTAAACAAGCTGGGTTCTTGGATGACCCAGAACACTCCAGAGTGGTTATCGAGAAACCCTTTGGGCACGATTATAAATCTGCTGGTCATCTACAGTCTGTGGTGGAGCGACATCTACGCGAAAAGCAAGTCTATCGCATTGATCATTATCTTGGCAAAGATACTGTTAATAACATACTTACTACTCGGTTTAGTAATATTCTGTTGGAACCACTTTGGAACAGGAATTACATAGATGAGGTTCAGATCTTTGCAACTGAGACAATCGGTTGTGAGGGTCGTGCTCAGTATTATGAAACTGCAGGTGCAGTTCGTGATATGCTGCAGAATCATATCTTGCAAGTGCTATCATTGATAGCAATGGAACCACCGTCTAGGATGAATGCTAGGGAATTAAGACGTGAGAAGACAAAAGTCTTAGCAGCGACTACAATGTCACCGTCTATCATTCTTGGTCAATATGACACATATCGTTCTGAAGAGGGTGTTGATCCTAACAGTTCCACTCCTACCTATTTTGCTGGCACTTTATTCGTCAATAACTGGCGTTGGGAAGGAGTTCCTTTTAACGTCATGACAGGTAAACAAATGCCTTATGGGTGTGTGGAGGTTGTTATCAAACTAAAAGCACCACCTCTCAATTTATATGAAGGTGAAACTAATGATCGTATTGTTATGCGTTTACAACCAAGTCCTCATTTAGATATTCGTATGGATATCAAATCTCCTGGATTGAGTGATGACGTTGAAGAGGCAACTCTAACACATGCATATCCTCAAGACCGAGCGATTGATGGGTATGAGAAACTTCTTTATGATGCACTTCATGGAGACCAGTCTCACTTTGTTCATGCCGATGAAGTGATGGAATCTTGGCGTATTGTTGATGACCTTCTATGTGTGGGTGATCAATGTCAGATTCGCACCGCCCCATATGTATATCGACCTGGTTCTTGGGGACCGCAACACAAGGTTAATAGTATTGCAAATTGGGATTATCCAGCATGAAAAAAGAAGACGAAGAAAAGAAAAAACGAATAGAACAGATCAGTAAGCATCTTCATCCTCACGATGATGAACCTGATCCGACTGCTCACATGGGGAACTATAACTTCCCTCAAATGCTTTTTGCTTTCTGCCTTGGAGTTGCAACTATGTTTGTTGCAGCTGTTAATGAGATAGACAAATTCAAAGGTTGTCCTTTACCCGCATATTTCGATGAACCAACAACAAAATCACCCTGAATCAGAACAAGCACCATTTCCAGAATCAGAACAACAGGGTCACGAACAATCATGACACACGTTCAACTGTTCGTTCGATCAGTAATGCAAACCCCATGGGCACTAGGTGTTATGGGGTTTTTCTTAGTATTTGTTCCCATCATTGGTATGCATCTTGTCCATAAATATGGATGGGAGCACTGGGAGCCTTTCACACGCCATGTATCGGGAGAAACATCTGCAGAAGAAGAGTGATGAGTGTGCAAATCTTTGGAGGGAGTGGTTACACTTGTGGCGAAAAAAGCACTAGGAGCACCAGATGCTCGTCGTGCCTGGTGTAAATGTTGTGATGAGTTCAGTATAATGTGTCATCATGAAGCTAAGACCAATCCTAGATATAAAGATATGAAATACCAATGGAATGAACCTCATCCTCCGTCCTCTTGAAGATATAAACGATGTAACTTGGAGTATTGTCATCTCTTTGATAATACTACTTGCTAGTGTTTTTTACGTCATCGTCTATATACTAGGCATAGATGAAAGAGAGGCGCAAGAGAATGGGAGCAATGACACCACCAAGTCGGAAGAGTTGTTACAACTTCAGAGTGATAAAAATAAATAGAGTCGTCGATGGGGATACGATCGATGTCACAATTGATCTCGGTTTTGACTTATATAAAAAAGAGAGAGTTAGAGTTGCTGGTGTGGACACGCCTGAGAAACGCACAAGAGACCTTGAAGAAAAGGCATTGGGATTAGATGCGACAGCTTGGCTCAAAGAAAAATTGGATGGTGCCATTAGTGGGGATGATGATCTTGTTATTCGCACTGAGCTTGTTGGTGGTGTCGGCAAGTATGGTCGTCTCCTCGGTTGGTTATATATCGGAGACGCCGCAGTATCACTCAACGAAGACATGATTACTGAAGGTTATGCCTGGGCATATGACGGAGGAACCAAGCAGAAAAACTTTGAAGAACTCCGTGAAATTCGTAGAGCAAAAGGAACACTATTATGAGAAGAGAAATGTTAGATGCTCTCAAGGCACTTGCCATTGGGAACATCAAAAAAGCAAAGATGAACGTTGAGGTTTACCTTGCTAATCCTGTTGGTATTGGTGAGCATCCTGATGTTCTTGGTGCAATTCAAGAACAGATTGATCTGATCGCAAAAGAAGAAGAACGTATTGAAGTGATCGAAAAGTATTTTACAGATCACTCTTCGGAATATAAATCACAAGAGTATAGATGAGTAACACTGACCAGTATCTTGGCAATCCTAATCTAAAGAAAGCAAATACAGCGTTAGATTTCACTCCTGATGAAGTTCAGGAAGTTATTAAATGCTCTGAAGATCCTGTATATTTCATCAAAAAATATATCAAGATTGTTTCTTTGGATAAAGGTTTGATTCCCTTTGACATGTATCATTTCCAAGAGGAAATGGTGCAAAAGTTTCATGATAATAGATTTAATATCGCAAAACTACCACGACAGTCTGGTAAGTCTACCATCGTTACTTCATACCTTTTATGGTATGTTCTCTTCAATGATAATGTCAACGTAGCAATCCTTGCCAACAAAGCAGCGACTGCTCGTGAGATGTTACAGCGTCTGCAATTGTCTTATGAAAACCTCCCCAAGTGGCTCCAGCAAGGTATCCTCCAGTGGAACAGGGGCAGTCTGGAATTGGAAAACGGAAGTAAAATCATGGCTGCATCTACTTCTGCTTCTGCTGTCAGGGGTATGTCTTTTAACGTCATTTTTCTGGACGAATTCGCGTTCATTCCGAATCATATTGCTGACCAGTTTTTTAGTTCTGTTTATCCTACTATCTCGTCTGGTAAATCTACCAAGGTTATTATCATCTCTACCCCTCACGGGATGAACATGTTCTACAAACTCTGGCATGATGCGGAGCGTGGAACAAATGAATATATTCCCACAGAAGTCCATTGGTCTGAAGTGCCTGGTAGGGACGATGTGTGGAAAGAACAAACGATCAAAAACACATCAGAACAACAGTTTCGAGTTGAGTTTGAATGTGAATTCCTTGGATCTGTTGACACACTAATTAGTCCTAGCAAACTAAGGATTATGCCGTATCATGATCCTATGAAAGAAAATAGGGGTCTTGCAATTTTTGAACAGTCTATACCAGACCATAATTATGTAATTACTGTTGACGTTTCTCGTGGAGTTGGAAACGATTACTCAGCATTCTGTGTTATGGATACGACCACTATTCCATATAAAATGGTGGCACGATATAGAAATAATGAAATCAAACCAATCATCTTACCTAACATCGTTGTTGATGTAGCAAAGAACTATAATAATGCATACATCTTATGTGAGGTAAATGATATTGGTGGGCAGGTTGCGGATATTATTCAGTTTGATTTGGAATATGAGAATCTACTCATGGCAGCAATGCGCGGACGTGCGGGACAACAATTAGGTCAAGGATTCTCTGGTAAGAAGACTCAACTGGGTGTTAAAATGTCCACTGCAGTAAAGCAAGTTGGTTGTTCTAATCTCAAAGCATTAATTGAGGATGATAAACTCATTATAAATGATTACGATACTATTGCAGAACTAACAACTTTTATCGCAAAGGGGCAAACGTTCCAAGCGGAAGAAGGATGTAATGATGACCTTGCCATGTGTTTGGTTATTTTTGCATGGATGGCAATGCAGACTTACTTCAAAGAGATGCATGATAATGATGTTCGTCAACGCATCTACGATGATCAAAGAGAATCTATTGAACAGGATATGGCTCCGTTCGGATTCATCAATGATGGATTAGAAGATGAATATTTTGCAGATGCACAAGGGGACGTTTGGCAGGTCGCGGAATACGGAGATAAATCATATATGTGGGAGTTTAGGTAAGGTTTCAAAAATATAAATAATCCTAGACATCCGATGTTGGAACACTCTAGGAGAATTTAAACATGGCAGCCAATCAATTATCGCCAGGTGTAGTTATTCAGGAAAGGGACCTGACAACTATCACCACTTTATCAACCGCAAACATTGGTGTGCTTGCTGCACCTTTTGAGCTTGGACCTGTAGAACAGGTTGTAGAGATTTCGTCTGAAAGAGATCTTGCTGATCGTTTCGGTAAGCCCAATGATAACAACTACGAGTATTGGTTTACTGCTGCTCAGTTCTTGAGCTACGGTGGTCTTCTTAAGACTATCCGCGTAGATGCTGCTGCTCTTAAGAATGCAGTTGATGGTGGCACTGCTCCTAAGATTAAAAATCTTCAAGACTACGAAACTACCTACGAAGCTTCCAACTCCAACACATTTAAGTTTGCTGCTAGAACTCCTGGTGCTCTTGGTAACTCCATCGGTATCTTTGTAACCGATTCGGGTGCTGACCAAATTGCTGTTCTTCCCGCACCTTCTTCAGGTAACGAGTGGGAATTTGTTGCTGATGAGGCAGTTACTGCTGCATCGGGTGCTGCTGGTAAAGTTTTCAAGTATAGCATCGTTCTTACTGTAGATACTGTTGTCGGAGACTTCACTCCTGGCGTTTCTACAACTATTAATATTGGTGGTTCTAATGAAGCAGTAACCGTTCTTGCTTGGGATCCTGCAAACAAGAAACTTGAAATTGCACTTCCTTCTGGTGGTGTTACTGGTATCCTTGCAGATGATCAAGCAATCACTCAGGGTAGCAACACTGCGGCAATCAATGCAACCATCGAGCGTCGTCTTTATGTTGCTCTGGATAAGTCTAGCGTAGAATTTGCTGCTGCCGACTCTATTCAAGATACCAACTCTAACGCTGTTGCAGTATCTTCTGTTCGTTCTGAGTATGCTGAGCGTGAGTATCTGCCTGGTCAAAAGTGGATCAACGTTGCTCCTCGTCCCGAAACTTCCCTGTATGCAAACAATGCAGGTGGTCACCGCGACGAACTTCATATCTTGGTCATCGACGTTGATGGTAAGATCACTGGAACAACTGGTGCAGTTCTTGAGCGTTTCATTGGTGTTTCTAAGGCATCTGACTCTAAGACTTCTGTTGGTGAAACTAATTTCTACAAAGAAGTTGTCAAGCAAAAGTCTAGTTATATCTTCTGGGGTAGTCACGAGACTGGCGTATTTAACGCAACTGCAACTCCCGCTGATGGCAACTGGGGTTTGACTGCTGGTCGCCAATTCAACTTGCTCCGTTCTGCTACTGGTTCCACCTCCTATCCTGAAGGTCGCACTACTGTAGGTTCTAAGAACAACGCTACTTACTACTATCGTCTCACCTCGGGTGTTGACTATACTGCTAGTGGCGGTAACTACACCATTACTAATACTGATCTTGCAACTGCATACGAACTGGTAGAAGATCCCGAATCCCAAACTGTTGATTTCATCCTCACTGGTCCTTCTGGTGCTGATGATTCCGCTGCAATCGCTAAAGTAACTTCTTTGGTCAATATTGCTGAAGAGCGTCGCGACTGTATGGTATTTGTTTCTCCTCGTCGTGGCAATGTAATTGGTGTTTCTAACACAGGCACTGCTACCGATAACATCGTTGCTTTCTTCGATCAACTGCCTAGTTCTTCTTACATGGCATTTGATTCTGGTTACAAGTATATCTACGACAAGTATAACGATGTTTATCGTTACGTTCCTTGTAACGGTGACGTTGCTGGTCTCTGCTTGCAAACCACTGAAGTTTCCGAACCTTGGTTCTCCCCTGCTGGTTTCCAGCGCGGTGTTCTGAGAAATGCTATCAAACTGGCATTTACTCCTACTAAGACCCAGCGTGATCGTCTGTATGCAAACAGAATCAACCCGATCGTATCGTTCCCTGGTCAAGGCGTCGTCCTCTTTGGTGACAAGACTGCACTCGGTTTCGCGTCCGCATTCGACAGAATCAACGTCCGTCGTTTGTTCCTCACCATCGAGCGTGTCATCAGCGGTGCTGCTAAGGCACAACTGTTCGAGCAAAACGATGAAGCACAGCGTTCACTCTTCCTGAATATCGTCGAACCTTATCTCCGCGATGTCCAAGGTCGTAGAGGTGTTACTGACTTCCTCGTCAAGTGTGATGGTCAGAACAACCCACCCGAAGCAGTTGATCGTGGTGAGTTCTATGCTGAGATCTTCGTCAAACCCACACGCACTATCAACTACATTACCCTGACTTTCGTAGCAACTCGCTCTGGTGTTGCATTCAGCGAAGTCGCTTCCTGATAAATAAAAGTGTGTCTTTCGTGCGGCACACTCTACAATCGGAACACCCAAAGAGACCTTACGGGGTCTCTTTTTTTGTCTGAAAATATAGTTTTGTCTAAATATTAAAGACGGAAGACACCTAAAAACAATGGCAAAAAGAGGAACAATTGACGATTTTAAGGCAAATGTCGCTGGCGACTTTGCGCGTCCTAATCTATTCCAAGTTGATCTGGCTTTCCCCTCAGGTATTATTCAAAACGCTGACCTTGTAAACCTTGGTAAGTTCACTGTTCGTGCAGCGAATCTTCCCTCGTCTCAGATTGGTGTCATTGAAGTTCCCTTTAGAGGTCGCACCCTGAAGATTGCTGGTGATAGAACGTTTGAACCTTGGACAATCACCATCATGAACGATAGTGGATTTGCTCTGAGATCTGCGTTTGAACTGTGGGCATCTAGCATTCAAGCATATAACGAGAACTTCACTTCTGCTGCTGGTCTTGGCGATGCTGATGATGCAACTGGTTACTTTGCGGACATGAAGGTTCATCAACTGGCACGCGATGTCAAGAGTGGTAACAAACCCAAAGTCCTCAAGTCTTACAAGTTCTACAATATTTTCCCAAGCGCAATCGCTGCAATCGATCTGGATTACGGCAATAACGATGCTATTGAAGAATTCACTGTGGAGATGCAGGTTCAGTATTGGACCCCGCTGAGTGCCACTGCGGATGACTGATAAATAGATCAGGATCAATAATCGTATAACATAATGTCGAATCAGCTCTTTGGATTTTCACTTGAAAGAGCGAAGAAGGTCCCCAAAGGACCTTCTTTTGTTCAAAAAGATTCAATGGATGGATCGCAACCTATTGTAGGTGGCGGTTACTATGGATATTCTGTCGATTTTGACGGAACTGTTCGTAATGAGTATGAACTGATCACCCGTTATAGGGAGATGGTTCTCCAACCAGAATGTGATAGTGCAGTTGACGATATCGTCAATGAAACAATTTGTGGTAATTTTGATGATGTTCCAGTAGAGGTTGAACTCTCTAATTTGAAGGCGTCGGATAAAATCAAAAAATTAATCAGGGAAGAGTTTTCGCAGATTCTGCGATTGCTTGACTTTGATAATAGATCTTATGAGATCTTCCGTAGATGGTATGTCGATGGAAGACTCTTCTACCATAAAGTAATCGATCCCCAAAATCCTAGGGGTGGTCTTACGGAACTTCGCTATATTGACCCCCGTAAGATTCGCAAGGTAACTGAGTATCAACAAAAACGTCCAGAAGAACTGCGTGGTGTTGATATTAATACTCAATTGACTCAGAAGTCAGCAGAGTATTATCTCTATAATCCAAAAGGTTTAAAGAACTCAACTAATCAGGGCATGAAAATTGCATCTGATTCTATCACTTATTGTCATTCTGGTATTCAGGATCTCAATAAGAACATGACTCTTAGTCACCTACATAAAGCAATCAAAGCAGTAAATCAACTGCGAATGATTGAGGATTCTCTGGTCATTTATCGTCTGTCCAGAGCTCCTGAGCGTAGAATTTTCTACATTGATGTTGGTAATCTTCCCAAGAATAAAGCAGAACAATATCTGCGTGAAGTCATGGGACGTTATCGCAACAAACTTGTATATGATGCTAACACGGGTGAAATTAAAGATGATAAAAAATTCATGTCCATGTTGGAAGACTTTTGGCTTCCTAGACGCGAGGGCGGGCGCGGGACTGAAATTTCTACCCTCCCTGGCGGGCAAAACCTAGGTGAACTGGAAGACGTTAAGTATTTTCAGAAGAAGCTTTACAAAGCTTTGAATGTGCCCTCATCTAGGCTCGAAACTGAGACTACATTTAATATCGGTCGCGCTGCTGAAATTACTAGGGACGAAGTTAAGTTCCAGAAATTTATTGCACGCCTCCGTAAGCGTTTCAGTGAACTGTTCATGGATCTTCTGAAAACTCAACTCATTCTCAAAGGCGTTATGTCTTTGGAAGAATGGGATGATATGAAGGAACATGTTCAGTTCGACTTCATTGCGGACAACTACTTCACTGAACTGAAGGAGATTGAAATTCGTAATGAGCGTATGAACCAAGTTAACACTATGGATCCTTACGTCGGCAAATATTTCTCTATTGATTATATGCGCCGTCAGGTTCTTAAGCAAACCGAAACTGAGATCAAGGAAATTGACAAACAAATCGACTCTGAACGCGAAGCAGGTCTTATTATTGATCCAAATGCAGAGATGGATCCCGCTATGGATCCTAGCAATGCCCCACCAGCAGACGACATGTCCGCTCAAGAAGCTCCAGCGGTAGACGCGGGAGACATGAAAAGAGGGGAATTCTAAATACTAAATAACAATGTGAGAGGATTATTATGCCTAGCGACATCGCACAACAAATTGTAAAACAAATTTTCGGAGACGAGAAGGCTGCTGCCATCGATTCCGTAAATGATGCTCTGAGTGCATCCGCATTTGACGCAATTCAAGCAAAGAAACTTGAGTTTGCAAAGAGTATGGGATTTGATTTAGGTGATACAGGTCAAGATGCTGCAGATGAAGTAGCAGATAAACTTGCTACTGATGATAGCGGTCCCGAAGAAGTAGAAGTCCAAGGGCGCAAACCTGAAGACCCTCCTGCCGAAGAAGAACAACCAGAGGTAACAACCGATGAGACTGATAGCTGAAGAAATTACAACCGTCGATTTTCTCTGCGAAGAGAAAGAAGGCAAGAAAAATTACTTCATTGAAGGAGTATTCTTACAAGCGGAACTGAAAAACCGTAATGGAAGAATGTATCCTCAGAAAACTTTGGCACGCGAAGTTGCTAAATACGATGAGAACTACATTCAAAAAGGGCGTGCTCTTGGCGAATTAGGTCATCCTGATGGTCCTTCCATCAACCTTGATCGTGTTTCTCACAAGATCATGTCTCTTAAGGAAGACGGGAATAACTTTATCGGTAGAGCAAAGTTACTCGACACTCCTATGGGTCAGATCGCTAAAAACCTCCTTGATGAGGGTGTCAAACTGGGTGTTTCATCCAGAGGCATG